TACGACGAGGACGGCGTCAAGTTCGCCTTCGACTACGGCGTACGCGGCATCTTCCAGTGGAGCGTGCCGGGTCTGGTCGACAACGCCACCCGCGACGGCGCAGGGGCGAATACCGTCCTGACTCTCGGTGGCCCGTGGAACAACCCGACCACGGCGACCTATGTCAACGACCTCACGAAGTTCTGCGACTACATCGAGATCACAACGGGCAGCCGACCCACGAGGTTCTACTGCTCGCTGACCGCGGCGAACTACTTCGTCCACTCGACCGAGATCAAGGGCCTGGTCCGCGGCACCGCCGCTGGCACGACCACGATCCGGTTGCGTCCCGAAGAGGTGCGGTCGGTGTTCGACGAGTACCGGCTGCCGCAGATCATCCCGTACGACGCCGTGGTGTACCGGGAGGAGAAGGACGGCTCAACCACCGCTGTCCGGCCTCTCGCGATCAACAAGGCGTTCCTGCTGCAGGATCAGAACCCCGGCGAGTTCCTGGTGGGTCCCACCGCTGAGTCTCGCTCGCTGCCATACACACTGGCGGCGTCGGCCCCGGGCATCTGGGCCAACACCTACGCCACGGACGAACCCCCCGCTGAGTGGCAGAAGGTAGCGGCGGCTGCATTTCCGACTATCCCGGAGATGAACCGCGTCGGCCAGATGACCCTTTGGTGAGCTGGACCCCCTGCTGGCCACCCTGCTCGGGGGAGAGGGCCGGAACCACTCATAACGTGGCTCCGGCCCTTCTGCCGTCTGTAGGACAGCTAGCCGCGCCGTTCCACGTGAAACATCCCGCCGGTCAATAACCTGACCATGACCTGAGGAGGCGGAAGTGGATTCACCCATGGGGATCTTGGACGAGATCCAGCTCGATCGCGGCAAGGGGCTTGACAATCCGGTCGGAATCTGGGGTGAGGTTCACGCCGTCCTGACCGACCAGTCGGGGCTGATCAAGGGCGAATGCCGGGTGAAGAACCTGGTCACCGATGTGGGCGACCGGTACTACGGCTCCCGCGCGATCAACGCGCAGGGCTCCGCGAAGACGATCACCGCGATCTCGAACGCCACCACGGCGGTGGTCACCACCTCAGCTGCGCACGGCTACGGGATAGGCGACTCGGTCACGATCGCTGGCGTCACCCCAGCCGGCTACAACGGCACCTGGGCGGTCGTCTCCACCCCGTCCGCCACCACCTTCGGTATCTACGTCGGAACGGCCCTTGGCGCGGGCTCAGCGTTCGGCACGAGCACCGGCAACCTGTACCCGGTGGCGAAGGGCATGAAGCTGGGCACGGGCTCGACAGCGGTCGCCAAGAGCGGCGCAGGGGCGGGTCTGGTCACCTATCTCTCGGGCAGCAACAAGGCGTTTGATGCGACCTTCCCGTCGCACGTCTCCAACGCTGGCGCCGGCACGGTGGTCACCTACAAGCGCACCTACGCGGCGGGTGAGGCAACGACAGGCTCCCCGATCACGGAGGTGGTCCTGTTCCTCGACTTCCTCGCAGATGCCACTAGCGCGGTCGCCGACACGATCTGCCGGGCTCTGCTGACCGGCATAGGGTCGAAGGGCGCCACCGACACGCTGACCGTCACCTGGACTCATACTCTGCTTGGGGCATAGCCCATAGGGGCTGAAGGCCCATGACGTTCCCAACGATCCCGACCGTAGGCGCCGGTCGAGTTCTCACGAGCATCGACGCGACCGTTTCGACGACGCGTACCTCGCCCAACCTCTCGGGGTTGACGAAGAACGCCGGCGATCTGCTGATCGCGATCTGTCTCGTCTACCAGTCGACTGGGACGGCCAATGCGATTTTCTCCGGCTGGACGAACGGCTTTACCGAGTTCTATGACGGGTCTACGACCGCCACCATGGCGACCGGTATGGCCCACAAGTGGAGCACCGGCTCAGAGACCGGGACGATCTCGGTCACGCTGGCCGCCACGGTCACCGGCCACGCCGTCTGGATTCTGCTGTCGATTCCGGGCGCGCACGCCTCGACAGCTCCCGTGGGGAATACCCGCAACTTCGGCACTACTGCCGCTGCGCTGTCCAACGCCCTGACCCCGTCGTGGGGCGCGGATGACACGCTGTGGATCGCGGTCGGCGGCTGTGGCGAGGATGCGATCACTGGCTCCTGGACCGGCATGGGCGCGACTGCGCCGACCAACTTCGGGAGCTTGGTCGGTACCGCCACGCCCGATAACAGCGTCGTCGGTCAGGTCGATGGCGCGGTCGCCTTCCGTCAAACCAACCAAGCCACTCAAGCCAGTTCTCAGACCTTCGCCGCGGTGGACATCAGCAACGCTCGGAACGTCATTCACATGGTGGCGGTTCGGCCAGCTCCGGCGGGCACCAACTACACCGGCTCCCCCGCCGACCCGGTGGGGCTCACAGATGCCGTCGTCCTCGACCGCGGAGAGACCACCGCCGACCCGGTTGGCATCACGGATCAGGCGATCGCCTACCTGGGGCCTGGCCCCAACGTCATCCTCCGGAACAGCATCGCTGGCGCATCCGCAGCCAACGCCCAGTTCACGCTTCCGAAGGGCATCGAGGCGGATGACATCGCCCTGGTCACGCTGTACAAGGAGACCACCAACGCGGTCACCCCGGCCTCCGGGTTCGCCGAGAAGACGCCCGGGCCGACCGCCGGCGGGCCAGTGGCGCAGCACACCTTCTGGAAGCGGCTGACCGCCGGCGAATCGGGCACCATCAACTTCACCTGGACCGGCTCAGTGTTCCGCGAGGCAACGCTGCGGATCATCCGAGGCGCCACGCCGACCGGCGACCCGATCGAGCAGTACACCTCCGGCACCACCTCCGGGCTGTCGATCAACGTCTCACTGGGCGCCAGCTCGGCCAACTCGCTGCTGTACGCGGCAATGACGAGTTTCAACACCCCGTCCACCTTCACTCAGCCGTCAGGGTTCAGCGAGGAGTACGACGGCGACGACCTCGGCGATGCGATCAAGAGGAACCCGTCCGGCGGCGCCACCGGAACCCTCACCTACACCGTCGACAACTCTGGCGGCGGCTCGACCGCGGTGCTGCTGTCCATCGCGCCGGCAGGCGGATCGACCGACTACGACAAGACCCCAGCTGATCCGGTCGGCGTCACTGACCAGGCGACCGCCGTCCAGGACAACGTCCGCTCCCAGGCCGACACGGTGGGCATCACCGACTCCGCGGCAGCCGTCCAGGCCATGCAGCGGTCGCAGGCTGACCCGGTCGGCATCACCGATCAGGTCACCGCCACCCTCAGCAAGGATGTGTCGCAGGCGGACCCGGTGGGGATCACCGACCAGGCGGCTGCGGTACAAGATCTTGTAAGAGCTGTAGCCGACCCGGTCGGCATCACCGATCAGACGGTTGCTGTCCAGGCGCTGGACAGAATCCGTCCAGACCCGGTTGGCATCACCGACTCGGTCACGGCGGTGCTCAGCAAAGACGTCTCGCAGAGCGACCCGGTCGGCATCACGGACCAAGCAAGCGCGGAGCAAGCACTTGCTCGATCGCTTGCTGATCCGGTCGGAATCACGGACCAGGCGACAGCACAGCAAGCAAATGTGCGGTCGCTTGCTGACCCGGTCGGGATCACGGATGCGGTGACGGCTGTCCTGTCCAAGGACGTGACGCAGACCGATCCGGTCGGGATCACCGATGCGACAGCGATCGAGCAGGGCCGCAACCCCTCAGATCAAGTCGGAATAACGGACGCGGCGGCAGCTCAGCAGGCGCTGGATCGGAATCGAAACGATTCCGTGGGAATCACGGACCAGGTCACACTCGCCCGCAGCACGGCCCCCGCCGACCCCGTAGGAATCACCGACCAGGTCACCTGGACGATGGACCGGGAGCGGACGGTCTCGGACAGCATCGGCATCACCGATCAGTCCTCCGCGGACTTCGCCGGCGACCTGAACCGCTTCCCGAACGACCCGGTCGGCATCACAGACCAGGTGACGGCCACCCTCTCGAAGGACGTCGCCCAGTCCGATCCGGTCGGAATCACCGATCAGGTGGTGCTAGAACGTAGCAAGCTACAGAACGACCCGGTCGGGATAACGGACTCCGTGACTTGGACCATGTCGATCTCACGCACTGTCGCCGATTCCGTTGGTTTGACCGACGCGACGGCGCTCAACCGCGGCAAGTTCATCGCCGACCCCGTGGGAATCACCGACTCGGTCAGCAAGGTCGCTGATCTTGTCCGCTCGATCGCCGACCAGGTCGGAATATCGGATCTGGCCGATAAGGCGCAGGACCTGTTCGTCGAGATCGCCGACCTGCTGGGCATCACCGACGCCCGGGTGCTCGACGGAACGGTCATCGTCCCACCTCCGCCACCGCCTCCGCCGCCGTACGTTTTCCCCACATCGGTGCGGGCCAAGATCAGGCTGGGCGGTGACCGGACTGTCTGGCTGCGCACCGACCCCGAGTTCGCAGCCGATGTCACGGCGGTCCTCGGGGAGGCGCCGCTCGTGCACCTCAAGGGCGACCCGTCCTACGTGGAGGGCTTCACCGCCAGGCTTGATGGCGATGGGCCCGGGATACTGCTGAGTGACGCATCCGAGGAGAACGCCGTGACGACAGACCAGCTGCTGGTTACGTTCACGATCCGGGCGCGCACCAAGACGGGGTACGACGTCGACGGCAACCCGACGTTCGAGTGGAACGACCTGCTGACGGAGATCGCGCTCAGCTGGGAGCAGCGGCAGGAGTTCGACGACGTCGCCGGCATCACCTACACCCGCGGCACGATCTTGATCAACAACCCGGGCGACGTCGCGATGACGGAGTCGGTTGTCGCGATCGAGCAGCCTGGCGGCGAGGTGTGGAAGGTCAAGAAGGTCGTCGATCATCCCGAGTAGACACGATTGGAGGTGGAGAGGCTCGATGGCTGACACGCTGAAGGTGATTGTGCCGACCCGCTTCCAAGCGTGGGAGCGTGGCGCCAAGTCGTTGGCCCGCGGATTCGCCCGCCGATCCTTCGAGTGGAATCTGGCGAACGAGCACTTCTTCGGTGAGACGCAGCGGTTCGTCCACGTCGTGTCGGGCGACCTGAAGCGGTCCGGCCAGGAGCGCGTCGAGCTGGAGCATGGCAGCCTGGTCGCGATCGTCGAGTACGGGTCCGACACGGTCGACTATGCGCAACAGGAGCTGGACCGGGGCGGCGAGCACGACTTCTTCGCCCTCGCCTGGGAATCGTCGCAGTCGGTGTTCGAAGCGGTGTTCGGCGAGTCGTGGTTGAGGACGGTGGCGTCGTGGAGGTAGAAACTGCTGCAAGGCGTTACCTGCTCGCCCAATCTGCGGTCGCGGCCTACGTTGGCACGAAGGTGTTCAAGTTCAAGCTGGAGGAGCTGATCAATGGATCCGGCGGAGCAGCGATCGTCCTCAACCGGGTTTCCTCCTGGGCCGGATCCAACCCTGTCAACTCGTCTCGCTTTCCGATCCTGGCTGTGGACGTCACGACTGACAGCTCTCGGGACGACCTGGGGGAGATCACCACAGTCGACGCCACCGATAAGGCGTACGCGGCCACCGGGGTTGTGATCCCGCTATTCACCTACCCGAGTCTGCGGGGTCAGTGGATCGGGGCGGTGGGGTCCAATCCCGGCCTGTACGTGATCTCCTCCGCTATGTGGCGGGAGCCCAGGCTGATCGGTGTCGGCGATATGCACGGCTCGACGGTCCTCAACGAAGCCCAGATCGGCGACACGAAGACGGTGCGCACCGAGTTCGCCCTACAGGTCGCCTGATGGGTTGGCGGGACGTCCACTGCCCCCGCAACCAGGGGAAGCTGCTGTTCAAGATCGTCGACGGGCAGATCGAGATCGGGTGCAAGGACTGCCGGATCGAGGAGCGGCGGAAGAACCGGTACGTGATCCTCGTGCTGCACCGCTACACCTTCGAGGGCGAGCTGGTGGACACCCAGGTGATCTCGCTCGACCCTGTATCACAGCGACACGTCACGGTCCCGGGTTCCGCGCAGCATCGCTGAAAGGCTGACTTCGACATCAGCCGACCGCCGCGCGGTCCACCTGAAGGAGCAAGGATGCCTGCCGCACCCGTCCTGGAAGCCTTTTCCATCTCTCACGCACAGATTCTCGACGGGACCCTGTCCTTCGTGGATGCGCTCGCAGAGCTTGACGTTGCCAACTCGCTCGACATCTACGGTGTCAACGAGGGCAACCTGAACGCCGACGTCGGCAACTACGACAACAACGGCGACGACGACACCCTGAGCCGCTGGTACTGGCTGAACTTCGCCGAGGTATCCGTGCAGGCCGGGTTCCTGTCCTTCCCACTGCTGTCAAAGCTCACCGGGTCCACCCTCACCCAGGCCGCCATCGCCGGCGCGTCCGAGGTGCAGAGCCTTTCCAGCTCGGGCGCTTCCGCCGGCACCTTCACTCTCACGTTCAAGGGCCAGACGACCGCGCCGATCGCCTTCGGTGCCATCAACTCCGCCGTCCAGTCGGCCATCCAGGCGCTGTCGACGGTCGGCTCCGGCAACGTGACTGTCTCTGGTGGTCCGGCCAACACGACCGCCCTCGTCTTCACCTTCGCCGGCACTCTCGCGAACCTGCCGCAGCCGATGATCCAGATCGACAAGACCGGCCTGACCGGTGCGACCGGCGGCGTCTTCACCCAGACCACCGCAGGTACCGCGGTCGATACGCAGGCGTCGATCGACCTGTGGCACGAGGACAGCATGAACCAGCCGACCCGGCCTCTCATGCTGGTCTGCCCGGCCAAGGACTACCTGAAGGTGACCCGCCGCCTCGTGATCGGCCTCTACTCGGTGCAGTTCGGCCCCATCGGGTTCGACGGCCCGAGCTACAAGGACGGGCTGAAGGTCAACTACACCGGCACCGCCCTCAAGTCCCCGGTCAATGAGCTGGGCGCCATCCACTCGGATGTCAAAAAGCGCGTGGGCAGGCTCATCTCAGTCCTGCCGTAAGCAAAGGAGAGCACCGTGAGTGCACTGCAAGACCTGGAAGCGATCGCGCCCGAAGAGGGCCAGCTGACCGTCGGCGGCATCCCCTGCCGTGTCAAGCACATCCGGATCCGCGAGGTCCTGCTGCTTGCCCGCATCAT